CCAAGGAAGAGGGAACGTAGGCGCCGGTCAGCTGAAAGGAGCCGAGAAGGTTGATGGCGACGTGCTCAGCATCGGCCATGGTCAGCTCGGGCAGATCAATGACCAGGCCGAAGGGATCCCCATCGAAGGGGTGATTAGCGACGATGCTCCATGGTTCCATGGTCGTGGCGTTGTGGTTAGGTTGCCGCGAGGGGGATGATGGTGATGAGGGCGCCGGGGTGCTCTGCGGCGACGGTGTAGCGCTTGGTGAAGGAGCTGATGGCGATGCGTGCGTCGTCTTGTAGGAGGCCAGCATCAACCAGAGCATCTTCAGTAGAGCGGAGGCATTTGCTGCCATCGGGTTTGACGCTGTGAAAGGTTGGCGCTGAGGGCTTGAGGGTGCCTTTGGCGGTGTAGTGCGACTTGGGACGTGGGAAGAGGAAGACGCAGGAGAGGGAGACGGGGCCGGTGATGGTGGGGTGATTGACGGCAATGGCGGCCTGCTGGACGAGGTAACGCCAGGGCTTGAGGTTCTTGCAGGATTCGACCATCACACCGTTGCCTACGTGGCGTTTGCTGCCCTGCGGTTGCGGTGCCATGCCGGCGACGGTGAAGGTAATCACAAGTTGCCCTTCTGGCTAAACGGCAACCTCAGCAGCAACGGCAGCAGGCGCACGAAGGCTGCCTTGATGCACAGCTCGACCGCTGCGCCGAGGGCGAGCAGCAGGGCGAGGGTGAGCAGGGCATCAGCCATCGGCGGCCTCCACCCCAGGCACCTGCAGCGCCCAGTGGGGGAGCCAGTGGGTGTCCCACGATCGACGCTGTTCGGCTTTTCTGTGAGTCCAGATGGCACCCGTCGCGTAACCGCTTGGAGTGCCAAACCAACACCGCCCCTCTGTATCGCAATCCTCCGGCCCCGGCAGGCGCTCACTCACCGAAACCGGCCCGATGGCGGGGCGGCCCCAGCGGGCTAAGGCTCGGCGGACCAGATCAATGGTGCCCAGCTCCTCTGCCTCGATCTCATCGGACAAAGCCAGGATCTGCATCACTGTCGGACCCTGCGACTCAGGCTGGGCCAGTAAGGCGTAGGCGCGTTGCACTAGCCGCCTTGCCTGAGCGAGATCCGTTTCGTCTTCCTTTGTGCAGGGTTGCTCGTACTCAGTCCACTCCTTCAGTGCTGCAACCAGCTCAGCGCACAGCGCACGAAAGTCAGTCATTGCTTACCTCCAACTTGGCAGCCCTGGCGTGGCCCGCCACGCGAAGGGAGTGGAGAAATGCGCAAACCACGCAGAATACCTTTGGACCCCTCCTCGTTGAACCAATCAGAAACCGAGGTGTGTGGCGCGGGAGGTGGGCCATCCCAGTGACAGTTGACCATCTCGGGCTGCGCCACCGGCTCGATGGTGGGGCGGCCCCAGCGGGCGAGTAGATCGCGGGCATACTTCAACACGTCGTCGCGTATGTCATAGCCTTCAACTATGCCATAAATAACTTCTCCACCAACAAACGTATAAGCAACTGAGTGCTTTTGGGCGCAACGTAGTATCTCCTCATCCGTCGGCCCCTGCGGCTCGGGCTGGGCTAGGGCGGCAGCCTTCAGCTCCCGCAGCTCGCGGCAGATGAAGTAGTCCTCGGGGTCGTTGTAATTCAGATCCAGCGCCTGATCCACAGCCGTTTGAGCGAGGAACAGCAGGCGTTCAATCAGTTCGCGGTCAGTCATTTAGCTCCAATGCAGAATATTTGGGCTGGACGGTTGTCATACAACTTTTGGCAGGCTTGCCACTTTTGCGGCAACCACCACCAAGCGACTGCAAACATAATCAGAAGGGTTGCTACTGTGGCAATCGCAATGAACTTGTCGTCGTCAGTCATTGCCACCCTCCAGCTCGGCGGCGATGGCGAGAAGTTCTGCGCGGATGCGTTGGCACTCAATAGCCATTGGCAGATAGTTACGCTGCTCCATTGCATCACTGGGGGCCACCTGATCCGCAGCAGCTCTCAACGCGGCGGCTGCAATCATCCCTTCGTCGTTGGGGGCCTCCTGTTCGGCAGACCAATAGGCAGAGAAAGCAGCATCCAGCACCGCCTGCGCGGCGGAGGAAAGAGGTTTAGTCATTGCAGCAGCACCTCAGCGTGAAACAGAGCGTCAGAGTCATCAACGCCAGCCAGGGATGATTGCCAATCGCCAGAAAGGCAGTCGCCATCATCAGCAGCCAGACAAGTAAAGACATCACGAAAGCAGCGCCTCAACCTGGCGGATAATGTTCTCGGATACGGCTGGCGGGCGCGGCACCCAGCGATTGGAGGACCAGCCGGCTGGCCCCCATTCAGCGATCTGATCAAGCAGCTTGCGCATTGGCGTGGTCTTCAGGAAACGCACCAGGGTGATGCCTGGGGCTAGGCCCTGACGTGCGGTGATGCGCAAGTGTGTGCCATTGCTGAGGCTATTGAACAGGACGTGTTCAGTGATGCTGGTCATGCCCCACGCACCTCCCAGAAGTGCTTGATCGTCGTCTCGGCTTCGCCTAGAGCAACGGCGAGCTGCTCTGCGGCCTTGAGCTGCTGGCGCTGATCAAGGATGTGCTCAGGGTAGGCGTAGGACTTGCGGCAACGGCGGGTGATTTTGCAGTCGTTCCATTCCATTGCCTCCTCTGCCTCACCTGCTTCCACCAGTTGATCCAGCGCGTCAAGGAGTTCTTGTCGTCGCGCTTGAAGGGCCTTTTCACTGTGGGCCAGCTCTGTCAACTCATCCAGTGTGGCCTCAAGTGAGGGCAAGGATGATGATTCCAGCGATGAGCAGGCAGGACCAGAGGAAGAGGATGGCATCAGCGTGGCGGCTGAGGAAGCTGCGGCGGGCTTGGCGGTGCGTGCGGCGGGCATGACGGTTTGGGCGATGGGAGAAGGTTGGAAGCGTGGGCTCAGTCGTCGTCAACGCGGATGACACGGAAGAGCGCGTCGGGCCAGAGGTCATGAAGGTCGGCAGCGAGACGTGTGGCCTGCTCTTGCTGTTGGAAGACATTGGCGTCGGGGTTGAGGGGTGTATCGAGAAGGGGAAAGGTGGAGGACCAACCGGTAGCGGTGAGGGATTGGATGGCGTAGCTCATGGCTGCTGGGTGCAGGCGATCAGTTCGATGCCGGGGTGATGACGAAGGAAGGCGGCGGATACCTGCTCGGGGGACCAGGACGCATCGGCGCAGAGCATTTCGCTGATGGGCGTGATCTCGCTGGTCGCGCAATGCTCAAGGGCTGGCACGTAGGTGAGGAGGAAGGTCATGACGCGGGCCTCCAGCCGTTGCGATAGGCGAGTTCGATCAGGTACTGACGGCTGTGGCTGAAGTAGCGGATGCCGTGGTCTTGGAGAAACTCGGCAGCGGGCTCTTCGTGGTAGTCGTCGTGGACGGCCTGCTTGAGCAGGGCTTGCAGCTCGTTAGGGCTAGTCATGACAGTGCGGAATTACGTTGCCAGGGGGTGAGCAGGTCGTCGTGCGCGTCGTTGCCGCACCACTGGGGTTCAGGCTTCGGCGGGGTCAGCTGCACGGTGTAGGGGATGCCGTCTGCCTGGAAGGCGTCGTGCAAGTCACCAGCGTCGTGCTGATGACTCCAATCGGAGCGCAGGGCATTGACGAAGGTCACACGTTCTGCCTCCCGCTGACTGGGCGGGGTATCGGGCAGGACGGTGCAGAGCGGATGCTGCATGGCTGGTATGCGGTGGGGTCGCCCCCGTGTTCAGACAATAGGCTAGCCCAGTGCAGCCGTCAAGGGCTGACTAGGGAAGAGGGTGCCGGGATTCCGATGGGCCGCATGCCCTGTCCTGATTCCCCGTGAGGGTGTTGTATTCGGACCATCCCGGCAGGCCAATGGTGCCATGGGATGAAGGGAGAGGGAGCTAGGCGCGGCTAATCAGCGGCTAGAACGGCCTGAAGCGCTCGGCGTAGAGGTCGCAGGCATCCAGCCAAGCCTGCAGGCATTCGTCTGCGGTGTGGGTCTGGATGGTGAGGCTGCCGGGTTTAGACCAGAGCGTGAGGCAACGCGAGAAGAACAGGCCGTAGTGATCGCCGATCATCTCGACACCGGCGCCGAGCTGGGGCCTGGTGTCATAGGCGCTGCTGCCCGCGCTGCCTTGTGTCTTGAGGTCAGCCACGGCATAGGTGCCGTCAGGGAACTTGAGCACGAGGTCAGCGGTGCCGGCCACGTTGCGGCGCAGGCTGTAGGCCATGACTTCGGCGCCGATGACCTGCACTTGATCCCAGAGCGGGTGGGCCAGGAGCGGGTCGATCCAGGCGGTGTAGTCGGTTGCGTCGGGTGGCTGGAGATCAGGCGGCGAAGGATTCCAGCGCTGGTGAGCCATAGCTTCCAGCGTCTGGTGAATGGTGTTGCCGCGTGGTTCCCAGATGTGACGGCTGGCCATGATCGCTTCCATTTGGGAGGGGGTCTTGGTGACCGCAGAGATCAGGGCGGTGACGGAGGTAGGGAAGACGTGGCCATCGGCCAGGCGGTAGGCGTGCGCCTCGTCGCGGGTGATGGGGAGGGGGTTGAGCCAGGTGGCTGCAGTTGGGGTCAAGGTCACAGCGGTCTCAGGCGATAGGGGCATAGCTAGTCCTAGTGAGTAATGACTGCCACACCGCAACCGGGCGGCGGTTGGCGCATGGGCGGCTGGTTGGAGTCACGCGGTCCGTCTTGACGATCAGGCCGTCCACAGCCGCAGCACGCATCACGGCACCCATGGCGCGATGCTCGCGGGTGGTGAAGCCCAGGTAATCCAGCTCGGCCCAGACCTGATCGGCCGTGAACTCCGCTTGCGTTTCAGCCAGGTGCTGCACGATTGCCGTGGCAGCCGCTTTCCAGTCGCTGTTGGCAGCATCCCAAGCGCGGGACATGCCATCAGCCTTGTTGGCCTCACCGTCAAGCACCAGGGCGAGTTGCGTCACCATGGCGTCTCCGTGAGCGGCTGCTCCAAGGTCAACGGCAGCTCTGGGGCTTCAGCTGGTGTCGGCCCGGTCGCTGGGATGAAATCACGCGGGTCACTGATGGCAACCGCCTCTTCAGGCTCGGGGTCGCGCAGCAGGTTGCGGTAGGTCGAAGGGTTGCAGTGAGCAACGGTCGGGTAGTCGAAGTGCTCCAGCTGGCAGCGACCGGAATCCACCAGGCGCTGCAGCAGCTTGCGGGCAGCCAGTGCCGAGCTGACAGGTTTCAGTGCCATGCGTGCATCCGCTCCCGCTTGTGCTCTTCCTCGGCCAAGGAATGCAGGACAAAACGTCCTGGCGTGACACCTTCCACCGGCGGCGTGTAGGTGCAGTAGCGGCCGAACTCGTCGTAGCGACCGAGCGGGTAGGGATAGGCGCTGCGCAGCCGCGAGGCATCCAGCTGGTTCAGGGCAGCGTCAATGGACTGGGCCGCGATGGCCTTGTAGTCCGGCGGCGTGCCTTCGCGGGCGGCAATGGACACGGTGGCAAACACGAAATGGTTGGCCGCCTGAGGTTCGTAGAGCTTCATGTCAGAGCATCCACGAGGGCTTGGAGGACTGCGCAGGCTCGTGCCGCTCCAGTAGGGCTAGGTAGCACTCGTCTCTTAGCCAGCGAAACGCATCAGGCATGGCCACAGTGAACGCACGCTCGGTGCGCAGTTCGCGCTCCTGCACGTCCAGCTGCGCCTGCACGGCCCGCTGCAGGTCTTCAGCGGGACAGTGGGCGGTGGCCTCGATCCAAGCGGCTAGGGCCAAGGGCTTGGACTGCTTCGCCGCCTTCACCGGAAGCGACTGATAGACCCGCCAGAAGGCTTCAAACTCAAGGGTGTAGTCAGGGCGCTTTTTACCCTCATTTCTACCCTTGGTTTTATTCTTTTTTTTTGGTTCAAGGGTTTCCCCAAACCCGGAATTCAACAGCCCCTGCTGAGCAGGCGATCCTTGCTTGACCTGCTCCGTTGGCAGGTCTTGCATGGATGGTCCTACTAGAGGACTGGTTCCCGCACCGACACGGTAGGCGCGTACTGTACTCCCCTCTGTCAACTGCTCTGAGAGCAACAGGCAGATAAAGCCCTTCCTGTCTAGGTAGTTGGGCTTTGCGGCGTCGATTCTGTCCAGCAGGTCCGCTGGAATCGTGAAATTGAGCTGAGGCACGGTAGGTAGCTGAAAGGGTGATGCGAGGTAGCCGAGAGGTAGCCATCGGCTACGTCAGACACTAGCGGCAGCTAGCCGCAGATCAACCCCACTAGCGCGGCACTGGCCGCGTCCCATGAATCCCGCCCTGCTAGCCAGGCGGCTGGCATGAAAAAGCCCCGGTCGGGGCCGAGGCATCAGGCAGCCTTGTTCGGCCACCGTTTCGGGATTGGCGGGGCGCCTTCCATGGCGTCAAGGGCCACCTCCAGCAGGTGGGCGGCCAGGTTGCTGGTGCTGCGGCCTTGCTCATCGCTGAGCCGCTGCAGGCGATCAAGGACGGAATTGGAAACAGTGATGCTCACCCGTTTAGGCGTGCGCATCATCGGTGCGGTGTTCGGAGTCATGAGGTCGAGGGGGCCAGCCGACGGCTAGCCAACTCTTGAAAACTAGGCTTGGCTAGCCGACATTTCCCGACTGCCGCGCATCTGCATCATGCGCCCACCTGCCGCTTGGCTCGCTCCAGTGCCTCCAGCGCCTCGTGCAGATGCAACGCAAAAGCGTGCAGGTCAGGCTCCAGCTCCGGCGGCAGGGCATAGAACTCCCGCGCAGTGCGCAGGCAGTCCAGGGCAGCGGCAGCACCAGCGCCAAGGGCCTCGTAAGCAGGGCCGCTGGAGCCGAGCAGTTCAGCGAGGGTTGCGCGGCTGATCTGCTGCGCTGTAATCGGCAGGGTCGCAGTGTTCATGCGGGATCTCGGGGAGTGGCTGGACACCAACCCCATTCAAATAGGGCAGGCTACCTACTACCGTAGCCTATGGCCCAAGAGAACGCCCGAAATGAAAAGCCCTCGCGCGGGGGGGGGTTGATGCGCGTTGCCCTGTATGCCCGCGTGTCCACCGGTAGCGAAGAACAGGAGCAGGCGCTGGTGCAGCAGCTCGACCGCCTGCGTGGCGCTGCCGCAGGTCAGGAGGTGCGCGAGTTCATTGACGTGATGAGCGGCGCCCGCGACGATCGCCCCCAGCTGGCAGCGCTGCTGGCCGCGTGCAAACGGGGTGAAGTTGACCGGGTGATCTGCACCCGCCTTGATCGCCTCAGCCGCTCCATGGCCCACGGGGCGCAGCTGCTGAGCTATTTCAGCGCCGACGACACACCCAGCCTGCTGGCCTTGGATGACTCGCTGGATCTGGCCACGGTGGGCGGGCGCCTGGTGGCGCGGATGCTGATCAGCCTGGGGCAGGCCGAAACGGAGCGCCTCAGTGAACGGGTCAGCCACGGCCGAGCGTTTCAGCGGCGCAATCTGATTCCGCTGGGGCCGGTCGCCCCGTATGGCTACCGCTTCAATGCGGACCGCAGCAACTACGAGCTGGATCCAGAGACGGCCGAGCACGCCCGCGCCGTGATGGCCAAATTCCTGGAAAGTGGCCAGCTGAACCCAACCCTGCGCATGGCGCAAGGCCTGCCCAGGTGCCAGTGGAGCAGCGTGATCGGCCTGCGTGCCTGGCTCGTGAATCCGTCGTTGATTGGCTGCCGGGTCTACGGCCACGACGAGAAATACAGAGACAAGGACGGCCGGATGAAGACGCGACGCAAAAAGCCTGGCGTCTACAGCGAGGTCATCCCCGGCGCCCATGAGCCGCTGATCACGCCGTTGGAGCAGGCGCAGGCGGCAGCCTTGCTGGCAGAGCACGCCAACCGCAAGCGCTCGCCTCTGCTGCCTGGCTACGTGCGGGAATTGACGAAGCTGGTGCATTGCGCCCATTGCGGTCGGGTCATGGGCTACCAGCACCACGTCCGCTTGGGGCCGGTGTATCTGCGCTGCGTGTACTTCACCTGCAGCGCCAAGCCGAAGAACAGGATCAAGGTGGCCGTGGTGAAGGCTGCGATCTGGTCGCGGTTGCGCCAGGCACGCGAGGAGCTGGTGGCGGTGCAGGTAGGCCACGGCCTCAGTGCCGAACGCTTGGTGGAAGCGCAACGGCTGGAACGCCAGATTCGAGAGCTGCGGGCGATGGCCGACCCAGAGCTGCAGGCCGCGATTGATCGGAAGCTGCAGCGACTGGATGTGCTGCTGCAGGAGCAGGCGAGGAACGAGGAAATGGAGCACACACCGGAGGAGATTTGCCAAGCCTTGAGCGATGAGCGCTACTGGCAGCTGGCACAGAACGACCCGCAGCTGACGCGGCGCATGTTCACGGACTACGTGGAGCGGGTGCTGGTGCGCGATCGCGCAGTTGAAACCGTGGTGCTGCGGCTGGATAAACACGGCGATGCGGCCGTGCCTGCCTAGGGGTAAGCTACCCACTACCGCAGCCAAACCAATGGAACACGACCGGTACCAGCACCCCTCGCTAGCCGCCCGCCAACGCTTTGGCCGCACCCTGACGGCCTGGGCCAACCGCAACGGCTGGATTCACAGCACGCTGCACGAGTGGGGCGAGCAGGCCGGCTTTCCCGCCGTGCGCGATTCCTCTTTCAACCGCCTGCAGAACGCCAAGACCGAGCAGCCCTCGCCGCTCACGTTCATCCAGCTGGCCCTGGCCAATGCCCGCGTGGCCGAGGGGGACTACAGCGGCATCACAGACCGTCAGCTGAAGGACCGGCTCAAGGAGTCCGAAGCCATCGCCGACCCGAGCGGCAAGCCGTGGGGTGCCATGGAGTTCTTTGGCCACTTCGTGGGCGAGCTGGACGCACCGGACTGGGCCACAGGCCCAAAGCCCCTATCGGTTGAGGAAGCGGCAGACCTCAGCCGTGAGCACCAAGCCCGCTTTGAGTCGATTGCTGCGGCCAAGGGGGTCACGCCTGCGGCCGGCTGGCGCGAGCTGGATGCCTGCTGCCAGGGCCTAACGGCCAGCCAGCGCGATCTGCTGCGCAATGTCCTGTCGGGTTGGCACAGCTGGACACCGCAGGAATGGGAAGCGATCTGCGGCACCAACAGCGACCCGGTTGCGGATGCGCTAGCGGCGTGGGAGAAGGCTTGACTACTAGGGGAAGCTAGCCTAGTGTGATCGGGATGCCGCAGCGACGCGGCACCGAGAACCCGCATCCATGACTGACTTCCCCAACTTGGGAGGTGTCATCACATCCGATGACATCTCCAGCAAAGGCACCGGCAGCTATGCCGCTGACTATGTGAACTGGGCCAAAATCGCCCACCTGCTCCACGTCCATGCCCCCGGCTGGCAGTTTGCGCTGCGCACTGCCCCCGATGGTGGCCACGCCTGGCAGGCGCCTGATGGCTCCGGCTACGTGGTCGGCTATTTCCAGAACGGCGACCAGATCACGCCTGATTTTCCGCAGGCGTGCATGGACAACCGCAACAACCCCATTGCGTCTGAGCGCATTACGGCGCGGACGCTGACGGACACCCACCGCCGCTGCCTCTGCACCGCTGCGGCCTTCACCTTTGGCCTTGGCTACGAGCTTTGGGCGCGTGTCGAGGTGGAAAACCCCATGCGCGATGACGACGCACCCCCGGCTAGCGCTGCCAAGGCGCAGCCCACCAAGGCCGCCCCAGCCAACCGCCTACCCGGCAACCCGGCCCCTGGCGGCGTACGCCTTAGCGCTGCCGAAGTGCAAGAGCTGGTGCAGGCGGTGGTCAGGCTCAGCGAAGAGCAGCGCACCGGTGTGGTCGCCGCTTTTCAGGAGCACTTCTGCCTGCCGGCTGACAAGAAGGCCGCCGACTACATCAAGACCGCCGCGCACCGCGATTTCCTGATGGCGCAGATCCATGCCGCAGCCGCCTGATGACCACATCCGACTTGCTCTCGCGCATGTATCCGCTGCCTGCGAGGGCCTTGAGCGAACAATCCACAAGGCTTACGCAGATGCTGCATACGATGCCCGCATCACGGCCTATGGCAACATCTGCGCCAAGCGGGCATTGCTCCAGCGGATCCGCGCCGATCTCAACCTGCTCCAGCGCTCCGTATCTGCACCGGGTCTGCTGGCTGCTGAATCGTGATGGCCTCTACCTGACGCAGGTCTGCGGCACAACGCTGCAATGGGATGCCAGTGCGGACGCTGTACCGCTGGAACATCGCTTTTCTAGCTTCAACCATGCCAAAACGATTTGGCTGCGCCTAAAGGAAATCGCTGCAGTGCAAGCTGACGGCTTGTCAATTCGCCCTGTTGATTTCTATGCCCACCGCTCCAGCCCTCAACTCTGGTGTGCCTGCGATGACTAGCACTAGCGAGGCCCAGCCACGTCGCCGGTATGCCCGCAGTACCCGCAGCGTCCAGGTCGGTGTTCACCTCTGGCCAGACGTGATGGAGCTGATTCGCCAGCACGCAGACGAGCATCAGCTCACCCCCAGCGGCGCCGTGCATGACTGCCTGCGCCGTTACTTCAAGCTTCCTTCTATCAACTGATCATGTCTTCTGATTTCAAAGCTGCCCTGCCCATCCCACTCAAGTGGAGCACCAGCGACAACCGCTACGACCAGACCGGCAAGCAGCCGCGTGCGCTGAGCCTGTTCATTCCCCGCGATTCGGCGGTGGCCTTGGCGCAATACATCATGAACAGCGCTGACGACAACGAACGCCAGAAGACCGGCAAGGTCTGGGACTACGACAAGAAGGCCGAGGTGGAAGTCCAAGGCTTCTACATCAACGGCAAAGGCCGCGAGGGCAACGGCGGCGACTTCGGCACCATCAACCCGGCTTCGACCAAGTGGCTCAACGGCCCGGCTGACACCACCGAAGCCATCCCCTTCTGATGCCTGACACCTTCATTGACATCACGCCCGAGTACGGGCGCATTGGCCACGTCTGGTGGATGAACTCCAACCTTTGCAATGGCGTCGTCGAAACGTCTCCAGGCGTGCTGGAGCGCTGGGACCAGTGGGGTGGCTGGGGGTTTGCCTTTGATTGGTTCCGCCAGATCGAGTTCACCCGCTCGCCGCTCTGATGGCCCAGCGTGAGCGTCTGGCGCTCAGTCGCTACCAGGCCGTTGAGACCTACCGCGATCACAACGGCCGGTGCTTCATCGCCTACAACGACGGCGCCTGCGTGTTCATCCGAGACCTGCCACAGCTACGGCGGTTCCTCAAGGTGCCCAAAGGTCTACCAATGCGGGAACGCTTGGACAGCTGGCTTGCGGCCCTGAGCGATCAGGACGCCAAGCGGCAGCAACCTAGACCCGATGGCCTCAGCCCTGAACAGCTGGCCACCGGGTTTGGCCCTGAAGTCCACGGCCTGGACGAGACCGACCCGAACTACCAGACACGCACCGTCATCTGATGAATCCTTGCGATCCGCTCGTGCAGCAGGCACGCCAAGACCTTCTGGAAGCGGCCTACATGCTCAACGGTCGCGGCAGCGACATCAAGCCTCACCCCATGCGCGGCCTTTACACCGCGCTCACCCTTACCACGGCCTATGACTGCCTCAGCAAAGCCAACCCCAGCAATCGAGGATCTGCTGGCTGAATGGTGGCGCGATTCCTATCCGCACGCCGCACCGATCAACAACCAGACCGCTGCCCTGATGACGCAATTTGCGGCCTGGCTGCTGGCCATGAAGTCCCGTGAAATCAAGCCCTGACATGCACGACAGCTCTGCCGATTGGCTGCTGCACCAATCGCACAACTACCCGCTGCTGACCGCTGAGCAGGAGATCATCTTCAGCCGCCACATCCAGCAATGGCTGCTGCTGCGCAATGCGGCCAACCCCTCAACACGGGAGCAGGCCATCATTCGGCGAGGTCGCCGCGCCTACGACCGCTTCTTCCTCTCCAACATCCGCATGGTGGTTCACATGGCGAACCGCTACCAGCGTTTCACCGGCACGCTGGGCCTTGACGACTTGATCCAAGAGGGCCTGATCGGCCTGGAGCGGGCGATTGTCAAATACGACGCGACGCGGGGTTACAAGTTCTCGACCTATGCCTTCAACTGGATCCGCCAGAGCATCAACCGCAGCCTCAGCAGCAAGAGCCGCACGATCCGCCTGCCGGATAACGCCATCTTGGTGATCAAGAAGGCATTCGACTACATGACCACTTACGAGCGGCAGCATGGCCGCCGGCCGACGCTGGAACAGATGGCCGAGCACTGCAATACCAGCCCGCACACCCTGCGCGGCTATTTGCCCCACGGCGCCCCGGTGATCTCCCTGGACGATCGCGCCCGCAACGACGGCCGCTCGGAGTCGTCAACCCTGTTAGAGCTGATCGCCGACGAGGTGGCCACCAATGACCTGGACGAATACGGCCACATGGCGCCATTGGTGCAGCAACTGCTGGCCGATCTGCCCGAGATGGATCGCGTCATCGTGCAGCGGCTCTACATGAACCCCAACGGCGAAAGCTGCAGCCTCAACTCACTGTCTCAGGAGTTTGGCGTGTCCCGTCAGGCGATCAGCCTGAGGCATCGCAATGCCTTGCGTCGCCTGCGCCTGCAGCTCAATCGCGCAGAGCTGCTTGGCACTCCAGAGCTGCAATGTGCCGTGTAGCGCTGCGGATGATCAGATCCTGGTGCATGGCCAATTCACACAGCTGCAGCAGCACCTTCTGCGCCTGCGCTAGGTCGTAGCCCTCAACAGCTCGCCGCTGACGCTCCAGCGTCAACAGGTGCTCTGGCCCCGGCTGCGGAATCATCCACTCGCCCCACGCCATAGGGAACCTAGAGCGACGACCTAGGTTTCCGGCAATGGATCAGCCGCGTGTCGAGCTGATCCAGACCAGCCATGGCCCGCTCTGGAGGGTGTGCGGGCTTGGCTATTGCACCGAGCACCAGCAGCGTTGGCAGGCCGAGGTGCTGTTTGAGTGCCTGCTTGTCGCCAAGGGCCTGTCCATGGGCGATGAGCCGGCGGATGGCAGCTAGCCGCTATGGCTGCGCCACGATCGCCCAGCCGGTGCCGGGGCCTTCCACCATCCACCTCGGCCCCCAGTTCTTGCGGCTGTAGGCCAGGCCAGCGCCACGGTTGCCGGCATAGGTGCCCTCGGCAACCAGCATCTCGCCCCAGGGATCGTTAACGATCACCGCCGTTGGCGTGGTGCCGATCACGATCAACCAGTGCCCGCCGCCGGTGGGTGCAGAGCTGGGGCCGTGATGCAGGAAGCCGCACGGCACCGGCACGCCCTTGGCGATCTGCTGCTCCAGGTCGCTCCACGTGCAATCCTGCCGAAAGGTGGCCCTGATGCCGTAGCTGGCCAATGCCTTGATCTGCGCGGCAGCGTCGGTGCTGTCGCCGAACTGCATGACCCGCTTCAGGTATTGATCATCGCCGTTGGGGCCGCTCAGCAGTCCCGGCCGCACGGTGGCCACGAGCATGGCGCAGCTGCTGCTGAAGCACATGCGCGAGGCTTGACCAGCCACCTGGCTATCGCGCTGGCTGTAGTACGGCACCTTCAGCGGATTGCTTGGCGCTGCTGCTTGCACTGGGGGGGCAGTCCCGCAGAACAAGGCCACCTCTGCAGCGCGGCGGCGCTCCAGTCCCGGCAGCACAGCCTCACCGGCATGACGCCAGCGGGGCAGCTCCTCGCGCACCACCTTGCAGGGTTCTTCGCCAGCCAGCAGCCGCTTGCGCAGCGTGCTTGTTTCCAATGCCCCCAGGCCGACGTTGTAGGCAAAGCTGATCAACGCTGCCACCTGCTCACGCCGCCACTTCGCGGCCAGCGGCAACAACTGCAGCACGCCAGGGCCAAACAGATGCTCAACATCGTTGCGCAGCAACTCATCGGCCTGGGCCTGACTGATCGTCTCGCCCATCCGCACCGCACCATTGCCATGGCGGGTGGTGCCGTAGCCGATGGTTGGCACGCCTGCTGCGTCCTTGTAGGCACTCAGGCGGCAGCCTTCCCAGGTCTGGATGATCTTCAGCGCTGGCGCCAGCCAGGCCGGTGGTGGGCTGTCCTTGGTTGCTGGTGCGGAGCGGTACAGCTGCGCAAATTCCTCCAGCAGCTGCGGCGGCACCTTCTCCTGCAGGGCATTCCACGCGGCGATCTGATGCGGCAGCTCGCGGTAATGCCGCGCCGCGTCTGTCAGCCGAATCACTGGCGCGACTCCAGCACGGCGACCCGCTGCTCCAATGTGTTCAGCCGTGGGTACAGCTCCTGGCGGTCACTTTTGATCTCGGCGCGGAGCAGGCTGACCTCACCGGCAATGTGCTCGACCGCCGCAGTCAGGCGCACCACAGACTTGGCGGCCTCGTCATCGCGCCGCAGGAAGTTGCCGACTCCGCTGGCACCAATGGCGCAGCAAGCACCCACCACGGCTGCCCAGATCTCAATCACCGACGGCCCCTGCGCTTGGTCTGGCTGTTGGCCTCAGCCATGCCCCTGATGGCGCCAACGATCAGCTGAATCCAGCCGTTGGCTTTGATGCCGGGAACCAGGCTCAGCAGCTCGCTGCCGGCCAGCAGGGTCACGGCAATGGCACTGATGTCTTCAGCCGAAGGCAGCGTCACGAGGAACCGGCATCTGCGCCTAAGTTGCCCCGACTGATCAATCGTGTGCCTTGATCATCACGTAGCCAGCGGTGACGCCTGAACCGGCGGTCGAGACACGCACGCGCATCAGCGCAGCGTTGATGTCCTGCACCGTCAGCTGCACCGTGGAGCTGGCCACAGCGGTAAGTGGGGTGCCGATTGCGTACCAGCTGGCGCCGTTGTCGTCGCTGCCCTCCATCTGGAGCGCTGGTGCCGTGGTGGTGATTGCGCCGACGTTGACCACCAGCTGGGCGCGGTTGCCGGCGTCCCTGGTGTCTAGGCTTGGCGTCGTGCTGTTGAGCGTGGTGAGCACGATCGAGCGGTCGATCAGCTGGCGCACGGCTTCGGAGCTGTTGCTGTTCTGCAGCCGGTTGATTGCCCTGGTGAAGCTCGGGCTGGTGCCGCCCACGGTCTGCACGTATCGCACCCGGTTGCCAACAATCCTGATCAGCGGTGAGCGGTAGATTCCCGTGCCGGTGATCCTCGGGAAGTCGTAGACCTTGAACCAGTTGGTGCCCGAATCGTCAGATTCTTCGATCGCCACATCCAGCGTTGGCGTGGTGCCGCTGACTGCAGTGACCGGGATGCTGACGCTGTAGCTGGTGCCAAACGTCGGCGTGAATGCCGCCGTGGTCGTGGTTGTTGTCAACGCGGCTGAGGCCACATCCGCGATGATGCCCGGCAGCGCCAGGTTGGCAGAGGTGACGGCTGCAACGGTGCCGGTGCCGATGTTGCTGGTGACCGTGCCGCTGACCGGCTGCGTGCCCAACGCACCGCCCAGCACCTGCACCGGCAGCGCATGGCTGCCAACAGGATCGCTACTCGCTACTCGAATCTTCTGCCGTCCCTGATCCTCAATCTGAATGAATCCGGTCGTCAGTGTGGTGGTGCTGGCCGGCGCAGTGCTGCCGTTCTGCACCACGATGAACAGGTACAGCACCGTCTCAGGATCAGGAACGTTCTCGATCCTGCTGGCTCGGTTTGTCCACTGATAGCCGGTGTTGCTGGCCACCAGCGCATCAGAGAATCCAGCCGTGAATACGTCGAAGTTGATCTGCCCGACATGGCCAGGCGATGCAGTGGTGTTGATTGTGGCGGTGGTGTTGCCGCTGTTCCAGCCGCGGCGTTGTGCGTCGAAGCTGGCATTGGTCGCAGTGGTGCCGCTGTACTCCAACTGGATGTGATTCCAGCCGTACAGGGTCAGGGTGCCGCTGCCGGATGCCGGCCATGCTGCGACGGTGAAGGTGACTGTGAGCCCTGAGACGCTGGCAATCGCATAGCGGCCTGGGATGCCAGCAGCACCAGTGATTTGCGACAGTCGCACGCTCTGGCCGACATTGGCCGCTGTGAACGGGTTGGTGGTGGGAAAGGTGACCGTGACGCTGGTGGCGCTGTTGATTGTGTAGGACAGCGCCGCACCAATCAAATCAGCCAGCTCGTATCTGAATGTCTGGTTAGCGATCCTCTGAGACAGGATCACCTTCAGGCGTGCCAGCAATGAGCCTGAGAACGCATCAATCGAGCGGATCACCGTTTCGCTGTTGGCGGTGGTGCCGGTCGTGATGACAAGGTTTCCGGCCGACTGGTTCACCGTCATGCCGCTGCCCGTCTGCAGCAGGGTGAAATCCTCAGCCGCTTTGCCGACGATCCCGCTGCCGACTTCAGCAAAGCCCGCACGCATGAATGCTGGGCTGGTGTTGATCACCTCTACAGGCGTGGCCCGCAGCTCGGTGTCTGTCAGTCCGCCACCGCCAGCCGGCAACACCACCGGCAGCCGGCCGCTGTCCAGCGCTGGAAGCTTCCCGTTCACTGCTGCCAGCGTCGTC